GACGTGAATGACGACGGTGAAGTTGATTCCGCCGCGCTCGATGACGCGATAGACGAACTGCTCACACGCAAACCCCATCTGGCTGTTGTTGACCCGCGCAAGTTTGCCGGGTCAGCCGACCAGGGGGCGAAAAGTGCAGGCGATCGTTTGACTCAACTCAACGATGCAGACATCGAAAACATGAGTCCAGCAGATGTGAACAAGGCGCGCCGTGAAGGTCGCCTCAACACGCTTCTGGGCATCTCCTAACAACGAAAGGAAACACAGACATGCCCATCACCAATTTCAAGCCGACCGTTTGGTCGTCAGCCATTCTCGAACGCTTCAACCAGGCAAACGTTCTCATTCCGGCGCTGAACCGTCAGTTTGAGGGCGTCCTTGCCGCAGGTAACGCTGTTCGCATCACCGGGGTTGGCACTCCGACCATTGTTGACTACGCGGCAGCGTCGCGTGTCATCACACCGGCGCAAATGAACGACACCACGCAGGATCTCCTCATCAACCAGGAGAAGGCGTTCTCGTTCCTTGTAGACGACATTGACCGCGTGCAGTCGGCTGGTTCATTCGAGCCTGTCACGCGCGACGCTGGTGCAGCCCTTTCTGAGGATGCTGAGGCCACCGTGATTGCCGCGCTAAAAGCTCAGGGAACCTCAGCGGGCACAGCAGCAATCACGACCGCCGACCTTGCTTACGCGGCGGTTGTCACCATGCGAACTGCACTGGTCAAAGCGAACGTGCCAACTGACGGTCGCATCCTTGCGGTGTCGCCTGAGTTTGCGGCACTCCTGCTCGGGTCTGGGTCCAAGCTCACCAACTTTGACCCCGCCGGAGACGGCACGCTGCGCAACGGTGTCATCGGGCGTTTGCTCGGATTCACCGTTGTTGAGCACCCGCAGCTGACCCACACCGGCAACCGCCCGGCGGCTATCGGGTTCCACGCTAACTCGGTCGGCTACGTCGGCCAGATTCAGCGTGTCGAAGCTGGACGTATGGAGACCAAGTTCGCGGACTACGTGCGTGGTCTGAACGTGTTTGGCACGAAGGTTCTGCGCGCAACCGCGGTGCAGACCTACCTGCCCTCCGCCTAAGCGGAAACAACCGAAGGAGTCATGGTGGATGCATTCGCTACATATGAGGATCTTGAGCTTCGACTTAACCGACTGTTCACTGTCGGTGAGCGGGCGTGGATCACGTCACTGTTAGAGGATGCATCCACCTACCTTCGGGAGGATGTGATCGGGCAACAAGTTTTCCCCGCGTCTACGTCAACGTTTTTGGCGTGGCCTGAACCGTTGGGAACTGTCGTGTTGCCGCAGCATCCTGTGGTGTCGGTGACCGCAGTGACCGTCGGCGGCGTGTCGGTGCCGTTCGTGTGGCGTGATGATGTTGTGGAAACCTCGCAGGAGAAGCAGGTGGCGGTGACGTTTACCTACGGTTACACGACCGCGCCGGAGGGTTTGCGCCGGTGGGCGTGCGTGCTCGTCTCGCAAGCGCTCAGCCTGCTGGAGAACCAGTTGGGCCTGTCCGTTGGCGGGTTGTCCTCTGTTGCTATTGACGACTTCCGGGTTGCGTTTGCTGACGCGGGGGAAGAAACCGGCATCACCTTGTCTGACCGCAACATTGCGTTGATTCGGCGTCAGTATTCAACTGGTGACCTGCATGTGGCGGGTGTGCGTCCGTGACCCTGTTGGGTGCGTTGGCGATGGGGCGTGCTCGCGCCACCTTGCTGATGACAGACACCGTGACAGTCGGGGTTGCCTCCACCACGGTTGACCCTGACACGCTAGAAAATGTGACCGTGACAAACACTCGCTATGAGGGTGTAGCGCGCATCAAATACCCCACGTTGACCGCTGCCGAGTCTTTTACCCTCGGTCAGGCGCTCGTCTCTCAGCAAGTGCAGTTGCATGTGCCGGTCGGTGTCGGGTTGACTATTCAGGAGGGCGACACGGTGACCGTCACTGCATCACGTGCTGACGCGTCTTTGTCGGGGCGCACGTTTCGAGTCACTGGACAGTCGCAGGCCGGACAGGTCACCGTGAGCCGGTTTCCACTTGAGGAGCTGTCCTAATGCCTGACAGTGTTGACTTCGACTTTTCCCAACTGAACACTCTTGCTGCTGACCTGGGCAAAGTGCCGGCGGCGGTGATACCGGACGTGCGCAAAGCCGTTGAGGTGAGTGCCCGCAACATCAAAGACGACTGGCGGGCAGCAGCGAAAAAGGCGAACCCGAAGCGGGCACGCTTCTACCCAAAGACGATCAACTACGACATGCAGTTGAACACGGGCGGTGTCATCGGTGCGGAGATTGGCCCGAAGTTGGGTGGGCAGGGTTCGCTTGGTTTCCTGGAGGAGGGCGGCGGCGGTGTCCGTTCGGCTCCGCAGCGCAACGTGGACAAAGCGTTGCGGTTGAACTTGGCCGACTTTGAGAAGGGCATTCTGAAAGCAACAGGGGGCATTCTGTGAGGGCACACTTCGACGCCGTACGTGCCCGCCTGAACGCCGATCCTGGTTTAGCGGGCAAGGGCCACGACTCGGCCATTGTGGACGCTGGCGGGCTCCCTGTACGCGCCACGTACTGGATTTTGTACGGCGGTGGCCCTGACGTACTTGATGACGGACGGTTGGCGTCACCGCAAGCGTTCGGCTCGGATGCTGAATACGTGTACACGGTGCGGTGTGTGTCTCCGACCGCTGATGGTGTGCGAGCTGCGGCAACAAGAGTGCTCAGCCAAATGGTGGGCTTCATTCCGATCGTCGCCGGGCGTACATGTTCACCGATCCGTCTGACCGACGTTGACGACGTGCAACCGGATGACTCGATCACCCCGCCGTTGTACTTCGCGGATTGCGAACTCACCCTCATTTCTTCACGCGCGTAATAAGCCGCGTGTAAATACCAACGCAAACACGTGCACTGCACATGGTGCCGTTTGCGTTCCCCCTCTGATCCCCAGAGGGAAGCCACCCTCGGTTGTCCGGGGATTATGAAAGGAAGCGTTATGCCCGATGTTGTCGAAACTTTCGGTGGCCCCCCGGCTGTCGATCAGACTGGAAATCTCACGATTTGGGCGATCCCTGGTCGCACCGTCAACCAGGCCACCCCATCCGTTGCACTGATTAGTGGTGCAACTTGTTTCCGCGTGACGTATTCGTTTATGTCGGGCGGGTGGGCTGTCACCGCACCGCAGGAGCTTCTTGCAGACACGCGTCTCACGTCGCCGCAGGATCGTCAGTCGCTTGGCCGGACAACTCCCGCACTTGCTGACCTCATGTACGTCGATTCGACTGCTGCCGGGTCTGCTGCCGCGGTGCTTGCTGCTGGTGGAGAGTTCCAGTTCATCGAACGCCGCAATGTTCCCCAAACGACGTTGGCGGTTGCCGGACAGCGTGTTCGAGTCATCAACGTCACCCTGGGCGCGCAGGTTCCTGGGCCGACAGATGGTACGGGCAAGTTTGCGATTATGCAGGCGGCTGCGGTTGATTCGCTTGGATCGACTGTCGCGCTGGTCGTCTAACTAGATCCCTGCCGGGGTGTTCTCACCGTGCACCCCGGCAGGTTTTACCGTCACGGTGAAACGGTGAAAGGTGTTTCCTATGTCCACATTTGCTGAAAAGTTGGCGGCAAAAAAAGCCGACCGGCCTACCGCTGACGTTCGCATCCTGTTGGCCGCTGATTTGGCGGCGGAGCGTGAACGGTTGCAGGCGATCATTGATGAGCCGGTGACGGATTCGCGTTTGTCTGCTGCGTCGCCTGCCGATGATGCACGCACGGCTCTTGATGAGCTTGAGGCGTCTGCTGGTGATTCGATTATCACGTTGCGGTTCACCCAACTGCCGGGCTCCGACTGGGCCGCACTAACCTCACAGCACCCTCCCCGCCCACTGGTTCCCATTGATGAGAACTACGGCTACAACTTCGACGCCGCCACAGCGCACGCCGCCCGCTTTGTTGACAAAGCCGACCGCCACTATGGGATGCGGTTAGAAAACGGCGTGGATGTGCCGTTGAGTGTTGATGAGTGGACTGACCTGTTCGATGCCCTTTCGGGGCATGAAGTGTCAGCGATCCGCAACACTATTTGGGGTTTGAACGAGTACATGCCGAAGGTTCAACTGGAGGCAATGGGAAAAGCGTTCGGAGCGACGGCGCGCTCCGCGAACGTTTAGCCCTCGCATCCCATTACCGTGTGGCCCCGCGCCGTTTGGATGGGTGGGAGCCGCGGACGATTACAGAGTTTGTGCGTGACGATGCGGGCGTGGTCGTGCAGGAGATCGTGTACCGCGAACCCGAGTTTGATGAGCATCAGGTTTCTTTGATGCTTGCGTATGCCCGCCATAAGGCTGATGTGGGTTCGCACGGTCAGCTCATGTCAGAAGCGACAAACCCGAAGGCGGATCTCAACAATTACGACGGCGGCTACCGCTATGTTGCTGGCCCGCCGATCACGGATCATGCGGAGAAGGCGCACGCGGACAGTGTTGAGGCGTGGCGTAAGACCGCGGGTGAGAACGCGAACATGAACGGACTGATTTTTCCGGTTCGCAAGGTCGTTGATGGATAGCAACCCTGGGGGCGATTAGCCGGGGAAGCGTTCAACCATTTCAGGGCATTTGTAAGAAGTCGCTTGTGCCAAGAACGTGCCAGAGTCCCCGCCGCTCATGCCCGCGTCGGTCAAATACTTCACGCCGTAAACCCATGACGTGTCTACGTCTCCAACGCGCATCACTTTGCACACCTCCTCTGCGTACTCGTCAAGTTCTTGCTGTGTTGTCGTGGGTGTGAAAATTTCCGAATCGCGCACCAGGTCGTAATAGGTGGCTGACGAGATTGGTGCCGGCGCAGCACTGCATCCCGCGAGCATGACGGCGGTGACGAATAGCAGGCCCGTTGTTCTTTTCATGCCTGAATCTTAATGACAAATACACACCGAAAGCGAGAGTCAAATGGCTGAACGTGTTGTAACCGTTTCATTGCGCGCACAGGTTGCCGACTACATCGCCGGTATGGAGAAGGCTGGCAGGGCCACCCGCGACACTGGGACTGAGGCGGAGAAGCTTGCCCAGAAGGGTGCCGCGCTGGAAATGTTGGGGCGCACGGCCCTCGTCATGGGGTCTGTCATCGCCGCAGGTATCGGCATTGCTGTTGTTCGTGCTGCCGATTTTGATGAGGCGATGTCGAACGTCAACGCGGTCATGCAGGAGACCACGGAGAATCAGAAGCTTTTGCGTCAGGCGGCACTCGACTTTGGTGCTTCGTCTGTGTTTACCGCTAAGGAGTCGGCTAACGCTATTGAAGAGTTGGGTAAGGCTGGCCTGTCCACGGCTGACATTCTCGGCGGTGCGCTTGCGGGATCGTTGAATCTTGCCGCAGCCGGGCAGCTTGGCATTGCGCGCGCTGCCGAGATTTCGGCAACCACGCTGAGCCAGTTCAACTTGTCAGGTTCTGACGCTGCACGTGTTGCTGACGTGCTTGCGGCTGGTGCCGGTAAGGCTCTCGGTTCGGTGGAGGATTTGGCAAACGGGCTCAAGTTTGTTGGCCCCGTTGCAAACTCGATGGGTATTTCGTTGGAGCAAACCACTGGCGTTTTGGCGTTGTTTGCGCAGCAGGGAATCATTGGCGAGCAGGCGGGTACGTCTTTGCGTGGCATGTTGTCGTCGCTCACGTCGCCGTCGAGCCTGGCGCGGAAGGAAATGGAACGGCTTGGCATCACGTTGAACGACGAAGCGGGTGCGTTCCTTGGCCTGGAAAATGTGGCCGGTGAACTGTCGGATGCGTTTGGCGGGTTGACTGATGAGCAGCGGGATATGTCTTTGGGCATGATCTTCGGCAATCAGCAGATCACGGCGGCACGAGTGCTTTATCAGGGTGGGGCTGAGTCGGTTGCGCAGTGGACTGCCGCTGTGGACGATTCGGGTTTTGCCGCGCAGGTTGCCACCGATCGTTTGGACAACCTCAAGGGTGATGTTGAGCAGTTGGGGGGCGCGTTCGATACGGCCCTGATTACGACCGGTTCGGCGGCGAACGACGTGCTACGTGAAATGGTTCAAGGCTTGACGAACTTGGTTGACCTGTACAACGGTTTACCCGATCCGGTGAAAACGGCGGTGTTGGCAATCGCCGGGATCACCGCTGCCGCGTTGCTTGCTGGTGGTGCGTTCCTGTTGGGTGCGCCTAAGGTTGCCGCGTTCAATGCGGCGTTGGCAGTGATGGGGCCGACCGCGCAGAGGGCTGGCGCGTTGCTGACCGCATCGCTTGGGCCGATAGGTGTGGCGTTCGCCGTCGCCGGTGTTGCCATTGCCATTTTTGCGGGCGAGCAGGCTGACGCTAGAGCCACCACGGATGAGTTCAAGGGTTCCCTCGACGGGACAACGGGCGCGTTGACCAATTACACGCGGGAGCTTGTGGCACGGAAGCTTGCCGAGCAAGGGTCATTTGAGGCGGCAGAACGTCTCGGCGTTTCGCAGAGGGAACTGACGGACGCGGTGATCAACGGCGGTGACGAGCTGGCTGCTATCACAAAGTTGAGCACCGATGACTTCTACGCAAGCGTTGGGTTCCAGTCGGCTGGATTGACCGGCAACTTGAACTCCATGAACCAGAGCCTCAATGATTCGCAAACCGATTTCAGGAATCAGCAGAAGGCGATGGAGGGCAGCACTGACGCGACCGATGACAACGCGGCGGCTTTGGATACGTTGGCGGGGAAGGTTTCTGACGCTGCCTCCGAGATTCGTGGGCTCAGTTCTGTGACGTTAGATGCGCGGGATGCGCAACGGCAGTTCCAGTCGTCTATTGATGACGCGGCGCAGGCACTCATTGACAATGGTGTGACGCTTGACACGAGCACGGAAGCTGGACGGGCGAACGAAGCGAGTTTGGATGGTATTGCGCGGGCGGCGCTTGCAGCGTCGGCGGCGGTGCTGGAAAAGACTGGGAGTGAAACTGATGCGACTGCGGCGGTTCAGGCTGGCCGTGAGGCGCTCATTTTGCAGCTTGCACAATATGGGATTGTTGGTCAGGCGGCGGAGGATTACGCCGACGATTTGGGTTTGATTCCTGCAAACATTGCAACCGCAGTCTCCGTGGTGGGAATTTCCACGGCACAGTCAGCACTGGACTCGTTTATTCGCACGAATGACGGGCGCACAGTACGCGTCAACGCGGGCTTCAACGCCGGGCCAAGCCGGAACACGTTCCAAGCAAACGGCTCCGTCATGGACTTCTACGCTGACGGTGGCATGGCTGAAAACCATGTGGCACAAATTGCGCCGGCGGGCGCATGGCGTGTGTGGGCTGAACCGGAAACGGGTGGCGAAGCGTACATTCCGTTAGCCGCGTCTAAGCGTGCCCGGTCGTTGGACATTTGGGCGGAGACGGGTCACCGGTTGGGCGTGAATGGGTTTGCTGACGGCGGCATTGTGCGTCACGCGTCGTCGTCGGTGGCGGGCATGAGGCAACTGTCCGGCTCTGTCGATCAACGCACTGTTGTCACCGTCAACGGAAATGTTGGGTTTGATCCGGCGCAACTGGCCGCTGAGCTTGCCGTGCAGAAACGTAAATCTATTGCATTGTCAAACATTCGAGGGGTGGGTGTTGCGTGACCTCGTTTGAGTGGACTGGCGCGAATGGTGTTGTGTGGGATTTGGGCGGCGGGCCGGTGTCGTTGGCTCCTGGAATTATGGGACTCGGTTTGCCGGGGACTGACCAGTTTGTGCGGTCGTCGTCGGCTTTGGATGGGCAACGGTTGACGGGTTCGCGTACTCAACCGCGGCGCGTGTTTTGGCCGTTGGCTATTCGTGGCGCGAATGCTGCGGAATGGTTGACGACGTCGCGTGCGTTTTTTGCCGGGTTGAGCACAGACCGATTCGGCACGTTCAAGGTGACCGCGAATGACGGTCAGGTTCGTTCTATTCCGTTGCGCCTGTTGTCTCAGGATGAGCAAGTGTTCGATGCTGACCCGGACTTGTTTGCCCGCGAAGTTGTGGGTATTGATTTGGTGGCTGATGATCCGTTTTGGCGTGGCCCTCAAGTGTTGCAAACGTTTCAGACGGCGGAGGATGAGCAACCGTTTTTCAACGCGACGGGTACGCATGTTCTGAACTTGATGAGCAGCTCCACCAC